AGGTCATGCTGTTAGTAGAAGCGGGAGTCGCCAGCAATCGAACATTCCCGCCAGAGATGTCTACGTCAAACGTCGCAAGCGCCGTGTCGGTAGCCACCTGACCGTATTCCGTGGACATCGCAGTCGAACCGTCGTGGGTCACCAGAATCTCGGTGATGTAACGCTCAGTCGCCGTGCTGTCGGTCACACAAACAAGCAGTTTTGCGCCCGTGTAGGTCGTTGCGCTGAATGTGTAGATGGCAACTTGAGAAGTAGATGAAGTGGACGCGCCGTTAGTATCTAAATCAGCGTTGGTGCTGATCCCGATCTCGCCATCTAACTTTACATTCAGTCTAGTTACACCGTTTGTTCTAAACTCGTGCCCATTAACACTGCCGCCAAGGGTATTGCGCCCGTAATAAACAACCCCACCCGACCAATAGAGGAGCTGGGTGTCACCGCCAACTGCGTTCTTACCAATTAAGGAAGTAGCCGAAGTAATGGCAATGTTACCAACAACGTCTAACGTATACGCAGGTGAGCTACTGTTTACCCCGATACGGCTGTTGCCCGCATCGACAAACAGCATGTGGGTGCTTGCGTCGGACTCGACGCGGAAGTCGAGGTTTGCACCGTTGTCGTTAACTACAATTTCGGTAGCGTCTGCATTAAAAACACTGCGGCCATTCGTTACGTCGTAGATTTCTAACTGACCATTAGCTATCTGACCGTCAACAATCCTCCAATTTGCGGTTGTAGCACCTGTTTTTTGTATCTCAAAACCAACAATACTTCCCGCTGCAACTTCCGTTTTTATTAAGGTAGTTCCGGATGTTCTTTCAACATGCAGGATTTCGTCTACGTTACTGGTGCCAATACCAACCCGGTCTGTAGACGCATCAACAAACAGCATGTTAGCGTTGGTGTCGGACTCGACGCGGAAGTCAACGTCCAATGCTTGGTCGTTAAACACCGTTTCCGAAGCGCCTAGCTTCAACGGAACGTTAGACACGCCGCCTACGACGTTGTAAAACTGCATTATACTGTCACGAGTGGCGTCAGTGTTATCAGTCCACACCGAGTTGATGTAACCAACTTGGCGCTCTTGCGTGCTAGAATTAGCACGGAACTCTACGCCCGAACCTACACCGTTTGCAGAGGTGGCGTAGTTAGTAAGGTCCAGATACGCGATACCAGACGTCGTACCACGTAAGGTGGTCATGACTGCGGTAGTTGATTTAACGTCTAGGATCGCACTCGGGGCGCTGTGACCAATACCGACGTAATCCGTTGAAGCATCAACAAACAACATGTGGGTGTTGTTATCGCTTTCAACTCTAAAATCGACCGTAGAAACACCAATTTCATTCAACACAACTCCAGAAGGTGTGGCTCTAAAGCTCTCTACAGAACCGTGTCTAATACGAAAATTGTCGCTTACTCCCAAATCCATTGAAGCAAGAGCAGATGCGAAACCAAAAACATACGACCCCGCATCGTTACCCAGCCGCAAAACATCAGACGCTACCCCTGATCTAATTGCAGAAATGGCTTCTGCATCAACATCCAACACTCCAGAGGAGGTTAAACCATCGCCAGTAATCGTACCATCCACATTCAGCGACGTATCAATGTCCACCGCGCCTGTGCTGTTGGCAATGTTGATTGCTGTGGTGCCGTCGTTGGCTGAGATCGTAGATGTTTCAATATCAGAGGCGTTTACTACGTCATCCTTCAACAGCACGCTGTCGATGGTGACACCCGCATCAGCGGTCTTCTCGTTGATCTGGTCGGTGTTTACCTGACTGTCTTTCAACAGCACGCCGTCAACGGTGACGCCCGCATCAGCGGTCTTCTCGTTGATCTGGTCAGTGCTTACCTGACTGTCTTTCAACACCACACCATCAACGGTGACGCCCGACGTAGCGGTAATCTCGCTGATCGTGTCGGCTTTCAGAGTGCCCGTTGCGGTGATAGCGCCAGTGACGCCCAAAGTGCCCGCAATCGACGTATTACCGTCAGCGGCAGTTACGGTGAACTTGTCAGTGTTTACGTCAAAGTCGCCATCAACGCCCAACGCGCCAGTGACGTCGATGCCGCCAGAAAGCGTTACCGTGCCACCAATCGTAGCGTTGCCCGACAGGTATAGGTTACGAGGGCGGGTCGCCCCAGACGCACCAATGTCGTAGGTGTCGTCGAGGAACACCAGCCCCGAGGCCAACGTAGCGTTGACAGTGAGGCTGTCAGTTGGGTTGTCACCAATCGTGGTGTCACCCGTGATCGTCACGTCAGTCGCGGAGATCGACCCAGTAAGGGTAGGCGACGAAATCGTCGGACCAGTCAGCGTCTTATTGGTAAGGGTTTCCGTACCGTCGAGGGTCGCAAGGGTCCCCGTCGTGGGCAGAGTAACGTTCGTAGCTCCGGTCGCGGTGAGCGTCACGGCATACGCGCCAGAAGTCGTAAAGGCCCCGCCAGTGGTAACTGCACCGCCAAAGTTCAGGGTGTAGCCATTGTAGCTCAGCGAGTTGAAGTTCGTCTCACACTGCTCGACGTTGGTCCCGTCGCAGAACACAAACATGGTCTGCCCATCAGGGATAGCAACGCCCGTACCTGCCGCCGTTTTTACGGTGACTTGTTGTCCTGAGTCATTCTTACAAACATAGAGCTTGGAAGCAGAAGGGCAGACTACGGTAGCCGCGCCAGTTAGAGCCGCCCCCGTGTCCGTGAACTCAAGCATCGCGCATCGAGATTCAGACGTCGTACCGTCTGCGGTCGTCAATACATGCGAGTTCGTCGTCCACGAGTTAATCACTGCGCGACCAGCAACTGCCTCTTCGACCATCGAGGTGATATTGTCGTTTACTACGTCACCCCACGTACCACTCAACTCCCCTTGGACAGGAAGGGCGAGTTTAAGTATCGAAGTATACTGTGTCGTCATTTTTTAATCCTCACGCGGCTATATCTTGCCAATTCGGGTCCTGTCCTGTTGAAACATTACCCCAAGTTGGTGATTGTGCGCTAGTAATATTTTGCCAATCTGGGTTTTGGTTGTCATCTACCTCACCCCAAACAAGGACTGTTCCTACCGCGCCTGTTGCATCTACACCCGTAACTATGACGTCTGCATCGGCCTTGGCGACTACGGAATTGAGCCTTGATTGCCCCATAACGCCCGTCGCGTATACGGTCATACCAACCGCGACAAAGACGTTGCCCGTAGAACCAGTGGCAGACAGACCTGCCGTCGGGACGATTGCGTCACCGAAGATAGATACGGTTCCAGTTCTACCTGTAGCGCTTACCCCTATCGGGTAGATGTTGGCCTCGGCAACAATGCTGACCGAGCCTACGCTGCCAGTGGCGGATAGCCCTGACGGATATACGTTTGCAGCCGCGTCAACGGTAACACTACCTAGTGCTATCGTTCCTGCTACGCCCGTTACCGACACATTCGCATCGGCAGTTACAGTGACTGTACCTAGCACGCTGGTCGCTTCAACACCAGTCGGCTCAACTACAGCCCCTGCGCTTACGTCTACAGCCCCTACAGCGCCTGTGGCTTCAACGCCAGTCGGGAAGACATTTGCTTCCGCGACAACCGCTACAGTTCCTGTTTCCCCAGTAGCTTCAACGCCAGTTGGGAAGACATTTGCTTCTGCGACAACACTTACCGAACCAACACTGCCAGTGGCCTCAAGGCCAGATGGCTGCACAGTAGCCGCGCCGCTAACAGAAACAGTACCAACTGCCCCTGTTGTGGATACACCCGTGGGAAATACGGTGCACCCCAGCGATACATCGACGGTGCCAGTAGCACCCGTAGCCTGTACGCCATCAACTTCGACAATGATAAGGTCCGTACCCCAAGAGCCTTGGCCCCAAGCGGTAGCACCCCACCCTATGTATGTAGTTGATGACGCCATCTACCCACCCTATGCGATCCTGATAATGGCGTTCGACGCATCCGCAGTCGGGAACTGGATCGTAAAATCGCCCGCTGTAGAAGTCTTGTCGGAACCAAAATCAAGAACCGCTACTGCTGGATTCGTTGCACCGTCAGCGTGATAAATCAACGCCCCACGAGCCGTAATCGTTGCCGTAGCCCAAGTCGTGTCGGCGAAATCTAGGTACGCAGTGGTACCAGAAGACGTCGGAGCCACAACGGTTAGCGTGTTACCACCCGCAGTATAGCCCGTACCGGACACTTCATTGGTTGCGCTATACGCGGTCGTTGCTGCGCCAAGCGTAGCAGACGAGGTGTACAGAGCGATCTTAAAAACCTGCGACGTATCCGAGCTAAAGTCCATCTCACCATCGAGAAGGGCTTTCTTGAATGACGTGCACATTGCCTGAGTAATTGCCATTTCTAGCCTCCTATTCTACTTCCATTCTGAACTGCCCAGAGCGGTAAGTATCTTCACGAAGTTTGCCGTCGCCAAGCATTTTCAGCAGTTTCAGCGATTGCACATACAAGCGCTCATACATCTGCACAACGTCAGGTTCGCCCTTCATGAAGCGGATTGCTTCAATAAGAGCACCGTTAAGTAGTGCAGAGTCAAACTCATCGCCAAGCCAAGTCGTACCCGCCGTGACGATGGATTCAGGATAATACCCGTAGTGCAGTTCCATCTCGTAAGCTGCATCGGGGGTAGGCCCCAGAATGAACGAGTTATCATCAAAATACGCGTAGTGTTTCGGCAAACCTTGCGACGAAGCACTAGGATACGCTTCCCGAATAAAGTTTACGTCTTTATTCAGGAGGTAGTGGTAATCGCCGCTACCATCCACGACCGCTAGCGAGTACGTCCACAAGAAGTCAGTCGGCATCCCGAGATACTTAATACCCGACGTCAATGCGCCCGTAACGTTCTTACGCAGTGCAGGTATCTGAACAGTATTGTAGATTTTCTGCTCGGCCTGCTGAGTGAACATAGCGAGCTGATCGTCAGTGAACGTGTTTTCAGTGACGTCTTCAATGTTGGTTTTCAGCTCGGTATAGTTCATACGTTACGCCATCGGTCCACGGGCTTTAGTGCCCTTCGTTGCACATCCGGTGCCGCGTACTTTAACGCCGCCGCCCTTCGCCATCTTCATCTTCTGCATTTTGGCCTTAGCAGGTTTAGCCACTTTTTTGCGCATTTTGACACTCCTATGTAATGTTTACCGTAACTGTACCTACAAATCCAGTCCCTACAACGGACTTCATTGGTAGGATAAGAGCACGGCTCTGAGCATATTGATTGGAATCAGGGCGCGGGTCTCGCAACGCTTGCGGGTCGTGTACTGGAAACTCACCCAATTTTAGCTGTGGGTGGTCTGGACTCCAGCACTCTCGGCAGGCTTTGAGGTTGGTATCTCGCCCTTTTTCAATCAAATTCCGCAGTTCACGTAGTCTGTAAGTAAACCCGCAAACGTCACATACGCCTAACGCTTTCTGGCTCGATGCAAATTGAGTTGCCATGTTAAATCCTCATTGCACGAGGCACGAACCGCGCCGGAGTCTTCTCCCTGTCTTCGCCAGCAGCAAGCATGAATTGCTCTTCATACGCCTGCTTCAACATAGGGATACGTTCCGCCAACTGTGGGTCTTTCATGGCGATGTAATACGCCAGTCCAGCCACCAAGCAGGGGAGGAACCTGAAGTTCATGTCAGCGGTCTGTACACCGCTTCCTGCGTCCTCGATACGGCGCATCCGCCAGTAACGGAACACATAGTTATTCGAGTCAGGGACGGGCCACACGTTAATCTTAGGGGCGTCGCGTAGACGCTCGATCCAAACTTGTATTGGCCTGCCCTGTGATAACTTGTTTGGAATCGAAGCGTAAGTACTTACGCTAATACGAGTTATCGTAAGATCAGATTGTGTTGAAACGTTACCTTGACCTGTACGAATTACTTGTTCAAGCAAATCAATGGTATCGGCTGGTAACGTGTATTCAGACGTGCCAGCAACCAGATTGATCGACCCTTCGTCGATGGTCCATAGGTTGATGCCACGGTTCTGCCATTCGATAGTCAGAAGGTTCATGGAACGACGAGCAGTACGCAGGTCGTAACCCGAACGCATCTCACGGCCCGCACGCTCCCACGCTTCTTCAGCGATCTCCGTGAAGTCCATGTTGAATGCGGTGGTACCTGATGTCGTCATTTCTTAGTCTTCCGCTTTGCAGGAGAGACCCGCCGTGGTTTACCCGCAGGTTGCCCCAATCGTTTCTTCTCGGTGATTTTCTTGCTCTTCTCGGAAGAACTCATTTCACCGCTAGTCTTAGGGGTCTTGCTCGACACGCGTTTTGTAGGTCTACAGTACGGAGTCCCGCGCTTTTCCCCTTCTTTGCGACCGCAAGCCTTACCAGTACGCACGTCTTTCCAGTCCTCTTTGAACCAGCGTTTGAGTGCTGCACCTTTAGCTGTCTTGCGTACCGCCATTATTTAGTCCCTTTATTACCCCAGTTTTTCGCGCCGACCTTACGGCACTTCGCAATAGCCCCAGAAGCATAGGCGGACGGGAAAACCTTGTACCGCGATTTGACCTTGCTGTAGCAAGCGTCTTTCACCGCACCGCCTTTTTTGTAGCTTTTGCCGCTACAACAATCACAGCCGCAGGAGCTATTGCGATAGTAACTGCGCATTAGGAACCCTTCATCTTCACCATTTTGCACTGGCGAACTGCGCCACCGCGAGCCATGCCGCAGCCACGGACTTTGCCGCCGGACTTGTAGCCTGACTTAGCCATGCCGCCCTGCTTCATCATGCGACGTGGTGCACCTGCACCCGTACCCATGACGGCATCCGCCGCACGGCGACGGCGAGCGTTGCCTGCCATCATTTGACGAGGAGCGGCTTCTTCAGGCTCCATCATCGGCTTTTTCGGCGCGGGCATAGCACGCTTGCCGCCCATCATCATCCCACCACGAGGGACAGACACGCCGACCACACG